AGTCGAGTAACCGTTCTATCGCTTGCCGTCAGACCATCGCGAACAGGGAAGGTGATTTTGTCGCCGCCGAGGTCTAGTTCGTCGCTGCTTATTCCGTCTGTGGAATCGTTGGCAACGTGAACCAGGAACATCGGCGCGATTGTTTCGCCTCCATCTTCGTCGATGGTTGTCATCTGCTCGCGGAACACAACAGCGCTGATTGAGCGTGTTAAATTCCGCGTGTCTCCAGTTGGCTTAATCCGTGGCTTGTATGTGACAGACTCAGCAAACTCGCCAGTGTTTAGGAACACCTCCGTTGCGTCTGCTTCGATCATGTCACGCAAAGTCATGGGTTATCGCTTGCACTTGATGTCAACATAGTCAATCGTTACTGCATCAACGTTGGTGTTCGCAGCCTTTTGCAGCTGGATAATTGGCTGTAGACCGACGCTGTAACCGCTCATGTCGAATGTTGTTCCTGTCGCAACAGGAACGCCATCGATGCGGAACTTGACGTTGGACTTGCCGCCAGTGAAGTCGATGTAGAACTTCTTAAACGTAGTCGACAACGCAACGCCAGTAGCGATATCGTCTTTGTCTGTGGTTCCGTCGTCAGACTCACAGTAAACAAGAGTTGTCGAGTTAGCCCCAACCATCTTGAACCATGCGTTGGCGGTCACGCTGTCGGTTGTGTCGTTTCGTGCTGAGCCAACACCAAACACAAGTTCGCTTCCGCTTGTGAATGCTCCACCTAGCTTTATTCGCATCTCAATCGACTGAATGTTATCGATGTCGAAAGCAAGCGAATCGCCGTGATATAGGCAAACGTTTTCGACTTCGCTTGTTGAAGCAAGCGTTAGAACTGCGTTGGACGTTGCGCGCACATAAGTCGGCGCACCAGACGAAGAAGTATCGGCAACCATCCAGGCTGTCGCCGGATCTGCTGACGTTGGAAATGCAACTGATGGACCAATAAAGTCCTCAAAGTAATGTTGGTAATCTTGAGCGCCTGCCATAATTGATTTGTTCCGTTGTGTTGTGAATGATTGGTGAAAGGTTCCCCGCCCGCGAGTGTTAGGAGCATGACGCGGGCGGGGAGTGGCGGTTGAGCGGATTAGGCCCCATCGTTTTCGTACAATCCGCGCCAGTCGATTGCTTTGGCTGCCATCGTCTGCCGAATCTTGTGCATCAATGTGTCGTTCTTGAAGTTCCACTCGGTTTCGATAACCGGAGTTTCTTCACCTTCCAAGAACGTGTATTCCACGGTGTCTACGGAGTCGCTTGCCAAGTACCAAGACACTGCGCTTGAACTATCAAGGCAGAAGTCAAAAATCGGCTGAAGCGGTCGAGATCCGTTTGGCCCGTAGAGGTTATGGGTGTTGCTGTTACCAGCCGCACTTCCGCCTACTTCAGGTCGAGCAATCGAACCAAGGATTTCGAGAATCCCAGCGCTAAGAGCCCAAGGCGCGATGATGTATCGCGGAGTGATGTTAAGAGCTACTGTTGAGTTAACACCCTTTTGGCTTGCCATCGCAAGGAAGCCTGCCGAAAGTCTTGCGACAGTAGGAGCACCACCAGATGTTTCAAGGTTGCTTCCGCTCGCGTGGTCGGTCGCAAACAATGCCTTCCCGTCGCTCATAAGAGCGTTGGCGTTTAGCACGTTGTAGATCTGCGCGTTTAGCGTTCTCTTTGCTGCCTTGCCTTGATAGACTGGTGTCTTGGAAATCGCGTCAAGGTCATCGTTTACGATGGTTTCCCAAGACACGGTGAACATCGCGCCAAACTTCTCAACGCGATACTTTTCCTTCTGGTCAGACATTTGCTTGTCTGGGTAGTCGTGAGTTTCAGGAACCATTTCAAGGTTAGGAAACTCCGAATACATGATTCGGTGCATGTCCTTCAAATCGGACGCGCTGGTTCCCTGTCGGGCCCAAATTGTCCCGGTGATTTCCTGCTCTTCATAGCCCGCTCGCAGTGTCTTGTTAGCTGCGTCGAGCATCAGATTTGCAAAGCTTCCGGTGGTGTGGTAAGCACCGAAGTCCGCACGCTGAATCCGGCAACGCTGCATGGTTGGCTCGTGACCCATCGCGACCAATGCAACGTCCTTGTCGGTCATCCGATTGACGTTGATGCCGCGACGAACCAAGCTTTCTTGGGCGATGCGGAATAGCTTAGCGTTCTTGAAGTCTTCAGCGCCTGGAGCAGGCTTTTCTCCGTCTCCAAAGGCTTTGCCCTTTGTGCCAGAAAACTTCATGGCTCGCATAATCAAACCATCGCGAGCAGCTTCGATAAACTTGTCATCGCTGGACTGAGTGACACGAACGCCATCGCCTTCAACGGTCGAGCCAGATTCTTTTGTTGATGCCTTGCGAATGATCTTTTCTCGCGCCGCTTCAACGGTTAAGCCTGAATCGCAAAGTTCGTCAGAGAACGACGAATCGAGATTCATCAACTTGCAGTCGTTCTTGATTGCATTGCGGCGAATCAAGTCATTTTTCTTGAACTCTTCCAGAGCACGCGCAACTTGTGCTGTTACGTCAGCGGTGTTTTCAACCATCGGTTTTTCTTCCTTCATTGGGTCGGGTGGAACAACAGGTTCAGCAGCGTTTTCGATTGGCTCGCTTGATACTGGAGCAGCAGCTCCGCCCATCTTCCCAACCACCCACGCTAAAACTTGGCTTGGATCGGTCATGCCATCGGGCAGACCCATTTCACGCAACGGAGCTAACATTGCTTCGTCCATGCGAATAACCTTTCTTCTAAGGTCTGTGTAAGACCGACGAACACTAGAATTGACATCAGCGCCCGTTGCGCAGATGCTCGCGTTATGCGGTTCCCATTCGGTGACGATCACCGCTGGGCCTTCGATGACTTCTCCGCGCGAAGTCGTATAAGATTGACCACGCTGGACGAACACACTTTTGATCGGGTCGGCAGTGATTGAGAAGTCGGTTACGTGACCCTCGTTGAATCGAGTTGCGATAACTTGTGAATCTGCATCACTGGCAAAAGATGGTTGACCAAATAGCTCGCCGGTCGCTCTGTTTATTTTCATTCCCCGGATTGAGCCGAAGATATTTCTAACGGTTGAATCGTCGTGAGAGTCGACAATCGGAACTTGATCTCGACCGCCACGGAAACGGCATCCCTCCATCAAAAGAACTTCTCTGATGACGCATCCGCGCGAGTCGTCGTAGCGTTCAATTGGTGTCTCGGTTGCGATAACCGCCATCCCATTTTCTTGTGGCGGCGAGATGAATCGCATGACCAAATTTGGTCGCTTGTTCGGTGGTAGCTTCCCTTTTTTGTTAGGCACTTGCCACCTCATCTACGCTCTCTGGCGCTAGGGGTGTTTCAATAGTCCCATCTGACGCGTCTTGCAAAAGCAAATCGATTTCAGGCTGTGGAACTCCGACTTGCCGTAGGAACACTTCGGCTTGTGTTGGCGTGAGTTTTCCTTCAGCCAACTGCGAAATTGTCTTTAGTATTGCCTTGCTGTTCCGATTCCATTGCAGCGTTGACAGCCCCATCATTGAGCCAGCTGGAGCAGCTTCGGGCGCGTCTGTTGTTGCGTCTGGTGCCGCCGACTCTGTTTGCTTGGCCATCATCGCGGCAGTTCGCTCTACCTCGGTCATTAGTCCAAGCTTTTTCCGCAAAGCATCTTCTTTAGCTCGTTGATAGAACACTGCGCGGAAGCTAAGCCCACGAGCCCCGAGAACGTTTTGATATGTGTCTGTGAACGAACTAAGCGACGACTCGGCGGATTGCTGTTCAGCGCTAACGTCGACCCATTCAAGCTCAGGACGCTGCCATTCAACCGACGAATACCGGCGACGATCTTCCAGCAGTTCTGCGGACGTTGGAAATCCATTCAGACCAGCAACCGCAGCAGCGTTACAAAACTCGTCCCAGACTGGTTGGCACAAATGCCAGATGATGTAATTCTGCCATCGCTTGATTCTTGGTCGGTCTTCTAGCTTTGATGTACGAGACGATGAATAGGAAGTCTTTGAGAAGTCCTTTGAAATAGCTTCGTAGCTTGTCCCGGTTCCCGCAGAGATTCCGCGAAGCATTAAGCTAATCCACGGCTCGCTAGCTGAGTTTGGCCGACCAGGATTGGCAAAGTCAACCGATTCGTTCGTCCCGATTCGCGTGATGATTCCAGGCTCTAAGTAATCGAGAGTGTTTCCATTCTCGTCAACAGTATCCTCGCCATCTGGAGCAAGTAGCGTTCCGGTCGGGCTGTCGCTCTTAATGAACGCCGTGAAGCATGACGCTATCGCGCTTGCTTGTAGTTCGTTGTCAACGTAAACACCCAGATCTCGCATCCAAGACATGGCAGGCGCAAACCAGCTCACTCCGCGAGTTTGTCCGATTCTGTCTTTCCGATATAGGTGGATTATTTCGTTTGCAGCAACTCGCTCTGGTGTCCTATCAAATCCGTAGGACTGCTGCGGGTGTATCTTGTAAATCCAGTAGGCTAACGGCTTGCCTTTTTCGTCAAGCTCAATGCCGCGAACTACTCGGTTGCCAGTGGTTGTTCTGATGTAGCTATCGTGGTCGAGTGCGAGTCTATCGGCTTCAATCATCTCAAGGGCAAATGGCACTGGACGCGATACGCCGCGATGCTCTTTTTTTGGGGTTCGAATCAAGCGAATCAAACACTCACCAGCTTCGACGATTTCACGCATGGCAAGAACTTGAATCTCTTCAAACGTCAACTCGCCGTTTACGTCTGCGCATTCGCACCACTCAGCAAAAGCCTTGTCGCGAATGTCGTTTGCATTCTCGATGTCCTCACCTTCTGGTGTTTCGAACGTCGATTGAGCGGTTATCCCGTCGCCAATGACGTTACTTACAATCGTGTCCACGACATTCCAGGCGTAGGCGTTGTCGCGAACTAACGCGCGAGCCCAAGCCCGCAAAGAGTCTGCACCGTGTGGACCTAGCAATTCTTGGTCGGCGGACTGGTTTTTGGGTCGCTTGTGATTTGTGAGGCGGTTGTTCTCAGCACCTTGATAAGAACGCTGAAGCACCTTTCGAGCATGTGCCCGACGCACCCCGGCAGCAGGAGAAAACCAGCCAATTGCCCTATCAAGAAAGTTCATTTGCTGCGTCTCCCAAGTTTTGCAAGGGAAAACGCGCCCGAACCTGATTCACGCCGAGCCTCCGTTTGAAGCATCCGGCGTTCGTCGAATAGCTTTTGCAGGTCTAGTTTTGTGACCTGTCGCTGTCCAATAGCGTAACTTTGAGCCCCACCAGTTAAGAGTGCCTCAATCGCCGCTTCGACCTGAGCTAAAAGAGATGCCGCAGTTGCCATACCCCAAGCATTGCGAATATGGCGTGAGTCTCAATAATCGTGTACTATGGGCGTAGTACGGTGGTTGAAAATAGGAGCGGTTGAAGATGACAGATTTGAATGGTTTCTGGAGCAAAGCAATGTTAGCCTGCCCAAGTTGCTATCAGAGCATCAAAACATCGGTTCAATTCCAGACGCTTCCAGTGCAGATAAAATGCCCTGGATGCGGTCACGTTGGCGCGAAAGAATCGTTCAATCAGTACGCCGCCCCAGTCACTAGACCCGCACAGGCAGAGGAGATTCTACAACCACGACCAGTCCGCGTTAGCACGTTCGAAAAGGTTCTCAACATCGAGTACCAGTCGACCAAGAGTTATGCCGCCTATCTCTGGATAATGGCAATCGTCGTGGCTATCGGCGTAGATGGCTTG